AGCTGATATAGTCCATGTACCAGCACTAATCTCAGTAATGTTAGGATCACTAACATCTGTTATAAAAGAAGCTATTACTCCTGCTCCTGTCTTATTAAAGTCAGTAGAAGTGCCAACTATACCTGTTGTATTTAATTCTTTACAAGCAAAACCATTTACGGTTACTCCTTGATTTATAGAACCATTAAAATAGTATTGCTTATTTGTGTCGTATTTGTATAGGACTATGTTTGTTCCGTTTATTACTGATGCCATTATTTATATTTAAACATTTTTAATATTATATCTTTTAAACTGCTCTAGGTGCTCTTCCAGGAATAAATCCATCATAAACCAAAGTTTCAGTTGAATCATTGTCTGTATCTATAACTTCTATTAACTGAACACTACTTACCTCATTGTTATAAGGGTTTGATGTAAGTCTATTGGCTAAAAACTTTTTACCATTATAGCTTAAGGCGTTAGTAGATGAATCTTGCATCTCATAAACCTTATCTAAATAAACCATTCCATTTTCAGATGTATAGGTACCTAAATCGCCCTCTAAAGTTGCTATGTTTCTATTTAATAAGTTTGAATATTGCCTCATGATTAATTGCGGTAAATTAGCAAAAGATTCAGCAGGCTTACCGTATCTATACCAGCCTGTCAACGTAACACCTGAAACATCTGTTAATCTATTAATATAGTTTTCACTTTTATAAGCAAATAAATTAGGATAAATTAATCCATATTTTAATTCTATGTTCTTTGATGTTTGATTATCATTAATTGAACGAGTAACAACAACTTGAGTTAAATTTCCAGGAGATTGTTTTAATTGAAAATTCATAATACCAGCAGATTTACTTGTGCTACCTTGATTCACAACTAAAAAGGAACAGTCTACGTATCCTTGCATTACTCTAGTCCCAGAAGATGTAACTTGCTCTCCTAATGGCAATGTGATACTTTTGCTATCAAAAGATGTTCCTGTAGTAGATGCTACTTCAATATATGAACTAACTGTAGTCCATGTACCATCACTTTTTAGATAAAATGCCGTATATCCACCACCAATTAATACTAATATTTCTATAAATACTCTCATGCTACCTTGAAAGTCAAATGATAAAGTTGCTTCTGCACCATACATTTGTGGTTTGTAAGCAAAGTCAGATGGAAATTCACCTATAGTTACAGATGCATTACCACTACTTCCTGAGGTTATACTAAATCTATTAGATTGACTATCTGGGAAAACAAAAAATTGAACTAATCCAGTACCCACTTCATTTTTATCCCATCCTACAGGGAAACCAAGTCCATCTAATTGTTTTAAATTCCCATTATGAATGTAGTTTTCTGCATATTCATAAGGTATTTCTGTAGAAATATTAGGGTAACCTTTTTTAACTATTTTAGTTTGGCTATTGTTTACAAAATGAACATTACCATCTTCATAAGGCAATATATCAACAATATTATCTAATACGCCATTACCTGAGTTTGATGGAGCATTTTCAACAACATATCTTGTATAATATATAGTTGTAGCCATTTGGTTCATCGGTAATATATACCAATCACCATTAGCCTGAAATAATCTACAACCAAATCCTTTAACTATATTATCTAAAATAGTGTAATAATCTAAGTTTAAAAAATCTCTTCTATATTGATATGCCTGTTTAAACGGTTCGTCACCTCCAGCATCTCCCCTATCAAACATTGTTGATGCGTAGTAAGAGCAACAAGCATATATAAATGTCATATTAGGATATGGTATAAGATTCAAAGAAGTTCCTATGATATTTAATAAACTTACATTATCGTTAATGCTTATTTCTGATTCATAAAAATTATACTTTAAAAATGATAAACCATCAATACAAATGATGTTTACCTCTTGATTGCCTGTAGTAAATTGAACATTAATATAATCGTTAAATAACCAACCTTTCCATTTTGTTTCAGCTCCTATAGTCAATTCTACATAATATTTAGTATCATTATAGTTCAATAAATCAGGGAAGTTTTCATAGTCTTCTTCTGTTGATATTAAAAATGACACATTAAGCTGAGAAGATATTACACCACCAATTGGGTCTTCTTCATTTGAGTTAGGTTGAATCTGTACAGATGTAGCCTCATATGTATATACATCATTATTTAATGGATTTTCTTCATAAATCTTTACAACTTGAAGTAAGTCATCTCTTAACTTTTGTGTTATAGTATATTTTAAAACGTATGCCATTATGCTAAACTAATGTTTTGTCCTTTAAGATTAGATGCCTTTTGTGCTCTATTAACAGATAATAATAAATCTTGTCCTCTTAAAACAAATTGACCTCCTGAACCACCACCTATTAACGTCTTTAATTTATCCAAAGGAGCTACTACTTCAGGGTTATGACTAGCACCAGGATATTCACCCATAAGACCCATTGTAGGACCTGATACAATACCACCATTTGCCATTTTCTTAGGTGGGAATGCCATAGCACCTAAACCCATGCCTTGAGTAAATAAACCAGTAAAAACATCCATTCCACTCATACCAGCAGTAGCTAGTTTTTCTGGGAAGATTATAGTCATTAGTAAAGCAGCTATTGCAGCAGTAGCTATAACCTTAATTAATTGTTTAATAAGGTCTTGAGCCATTTTTTGAATAACCTCACCTATATTAGCACCTTTATCTATAAGCATATCCATAGCTGGACCTAATGCAGACATTAAACCATTACCTATTTGTCTAATAGAAGCAGCAGCTTCGGTAGCCATTGCTTTATTATTGTTTGTCCACCCTTTAAAAACAACTCCTAATCTATTTAAATAATCTTGATATGAAATAAAATTATTATCAAGCATATATTGCAAATCAGATGCTTCTTGCTCATATATAGACTTTTGTTGTAACCTATCTCCTGTACTTAAATTTTGTTTATTCTTATAAAATTCATCAAATACATCTAATTGATTCTTATAAGCGTCTATAGTCTTATCTAATTCTTCTTGTTCAAATTTTGCTTGATTTTCAACATCTTTATTTCTAATTTGTTGTATTCCTTCCTGAGTCTGTTTTTCAATTAATAATCTTTTATTTTTGAAATCTTCAGCTATGGCTTTTTTATCTTCACTAGAAAGTTTGTCTATTTCCGCTTGTTTTAAAGCAACTCTTTCCTCTTCATCTAAAACAAGTAAATTGTAATATCTTCTAGTAAACAAATCATCTTCATAAAGCTTAGCTTGTGATTTTAATGCGTCTAAGGCTTTTGTGCTTACTTTTTCCTTAGGAGCTGGTGCAGGAACATCAGTTTCTAAAGCTATAGATTTAGTAGCTGCTTCTTGATATAACCCATCTAGTCTTGTAAGTTCTTTATCAATTACATCTACAGTACCCTTGATTACATTTTCCTCTTCTCTAATTCCTTTTATTTGTGTATCAATTAAGCCTTTTAAATGCTTTGCAGATTCAGTATAACCTAATGCTTTCATTTGGTTAACATACTGTATGGCTTTTTGTATCTTAAAGGTCTTTTGAAGTGCTAATTGATATAACTCTTCTTCTTTAGCAAACTTTTCAGCAGATAATTTATTTATTTTCCCAGCAATTGCTGTAGCTTTTGCTCTTTCGATAATAGCACTTTTTACTCCATCTACTGCATTTTTAACATTGCCATTTAAAATAGTTTCTTTATCTAAATTACCAAAGTATGCTGGATATTCTGATTGTAATTGCTTAACAGCTTCTAATCTTTTATCCATAGAATTGCCTGCATCTCCTGCTATTTTAACTAAAGTTTGCATTTTAGTTATTTCTTCACCAGCAGACCCCATTGATGATTTTAATGATTCGGCATATTCTTTATTTGCATCTTGCAATATTGTTAAAGCATTCTTTGTTTTAAAGAAACCAGCATCCCATGCTGTAAAAAATGCAATAAGAGCAGAAGTTGCTAAATAAATTGGACCAGTCATTCCTGCAAAGCCACCTATAACAGCAGGAAGGTTATTTTGTATACCTCTAAATCCATATGGCAAATCTTGTATAATTAAAGCAAAGTTTGTCCATTGTTTATTACCTTGTTTTACTTCTCCACCAGCTTTAGATGCAGCAGATGTAGCGCCTTTCATGGCTTTTTCAGCACCATTAATTGCACCTTCTGCCTTAGTCATTTCATCGGCAAATATCTTTACATCTTTTCCTAATACTTTACTTAATGCGTCAGACATTGCCTTAGCATTCTTATTAAACTCAGCAAGGTCTAGGTTAATATTGACTTTTATATTCTGATCAGCCATTTTGCTTTATTGGTTTTACGTTTTCGTATTTTTTAAGCACTTCACTCAACTCTTCGTTGGTCATCACTCTTTGCTTCACAAAGTTACGATTATCGCAGTCAAGTGACAAAAGCTCACTAGGCTTGACTTTTTTGCCTTTTGGGAGTTGCATATTAATTAAAATAGTAGTTTGCCATCTAATCTTTACCCAATCTTGCTCTTCTTTATGACGGTATCCATACCAAACATAATCTAACTCAGCCATCGTCATATCCCAAAACAAATGGGGAAGCACTTGGCACTCCCCCATTGTATATCTTTCAATATCAATCCACTCTAATTTTTTTTTACCGCATCTTTATCTGCTTTCTTAGTAGTTGATTCTTCTAGTCCACTATTTAAGCTTTCGGTTAATGCAGCCATTACTTCCTGAAACTTTTTACCACCAATACCACCCATGTCATCAATCCAATCACAGGTATCTAAATCGGTAAACTTTGGTGTTATACCTTCTTTATATAAAGGGTATTCAGCCGCAGCTCTAAATAAGTTACTTATAGCATCAAGTGATGATGTACCACTTAAAGCCTCTCCTATATCAGAAGGACCAATTCCTTGAAGTTGACAGAATCTTTTTAAAGACCATGTACAAAACCTCATAGGTATCTTAGTCCCATCGCTTAGGGATAGTTCGTAATGTCCTCTCATATTTTGGTGTTTTTGGTGTTATTATGCGTTAGTAGCCTGAGTCAATACTCCTTGTCCTGTGAAAGCAGCAGAGTAAGTAACTGGAGATTCCATATCAGCAGTGATGTCTAAGCTTTCTACAAATGCAGAACCAGACCAAATTAAATCACCTACTATTGGAGTGCTACCAGTAACTGTAGTAAACTTAACTGTAACTACACCCCTACCATTTAAAGCAGAGAAAATATCTCCTACTACATAGTTTGTACCTGTTGGTTCAACTGTAGTAAGACCATCTGTAGTTAAAGACCAAGAACGCAAACCTGCGATTTGATCAGCCCATCCACCACTTGATTTGGTTGTTGCATCTGGTAAGTCAGCACTTACTGATAAAGAACATGATGTAGAGTGAGCTACAACTTCAGTTCCTACTAGAACTACTAGGTTTGTACCATTAAAAATTCCTGTTGTTGGCATTTTATTTTATTTTAATTTTTTTATAATATTTGAGTTACAAAATGTTCGAATACAATGACTCTTTTAAACACATAAGCCTCATCCACATAATCAAAGGTAGCTTCATTTGATGACATTCTACGAGTGACTATTTTAAAGTCAGGAGAAGCACTTGGGTAATCAGGTACATTAACGCCTATGATCCCTAACAACTCGTTAGCCCACTGGTCTACCGATTTCTGCCCTACTTCACCTGACTTAAATGTTCTATAGACAATATCAAATTGAAGAGTAACGTCAAAGTTGTAACTCTGCTTGTCACTATTTTCAACTGATGTTTGACTACTAATGATTAAGAACGGAGGTTGCACTTCGTCAGGTGCAATAGTATCGTAAACACCCAAAGAAAAACTTTGTGATGCTAACTTATCTACATAAGCCTTTCGTATAGCATATCCGCAATCTTTCATTAAGCTTCTGTTTCAGCTTTTACTTCCTCAGGATTTTGTTCTTGAGCAAGTTTTGATAAGAACTGAGTTAAAGGTAAACCATACTTAGTTGGCAATTCTTGGATGAATGCGTCTAATTGTTTTACCTGCTCTTCGTTTAATGTAATTGTCATGGTATTGATTTTGTACAAATTTAACGAAATATATTTATATCTTAAATTCTTTAATCTTGAATATAAGTTGACTATACCTCTTATCAAAAGAGGTCATCAAAAATGGTCTAGTTGCCTGATTGGTAAACTTTTTAGGGCTTTGTACTATATATTGCCTAGCAAATTTACTTTGCTCACTTGGGGTTATGTTAATAAGTGCAGGTAAATTAATGTTGTGTCTTGTTCCAAATTCGACATAAGGAGCATATTTAACATTCTTATTACCAGCACTAACATAAGCTGTGCCTGTTTTATCTGTTTTTCTATGTGTTATACTTCTTTGTAATGCACCTGTTTTTACGTTTACTTCAGCTTTAGCATCTTGTTGAATATTAACAACAGTTTGATTTATAGCCTCTGCAACGTGCTTCTCTAGTCTTTCGGAAGCATTAGAAAATTTAGCTCTTAGAGTGTCTAAGCCAGTTATACCCATTGAAAATGCAGCCATTATTTCATTGTTGAGCAGCTAATCATAAAATACTTATTACGATCAGATTCGTTTATAACTGAATTGATTAAGTATAAGTTATTTTTAAATGATATAACTAATTTATTATCAAATACTTTTGAAGTAGTGTATCTTATTCTAAATGTAATATCATTATTAATAGAATCTTTTTCTACCAAATTAGTCTTGCTTTCGCTATCTCTAGCTATTTCAGCCCAACAAGTATAATAATCTACAAGTGTGTTTACAAAACCACCTGCACTATCTGATACGCTAGTCTTACTTTTAAAAGTAATCCTATTCATTAATCTTCCTATCATTAGATAATTACGTTTATGCGTTTAAATGGCTTCATAAGCTCGTATGCGGTCATCAAATTAGCTGAAGGCTTGGTTGCCTCAACTGAAGACTCTCTGTACTCATAAAGGTCTGAAACCATCTTTAAAAGGGCAGTCTTCATTGTTGCAGGAGTAGTAGCATAACCACAAGTGTAAGTAAATCTAAACTCGTTATCAAAAATGCTAGTCATGTAGATTTTTTTAGTGGTTTCACCAAGTACCTGGTAATCCCCAACAGACATTGCTACCCAAGCTGTGCTATCCCAATACTCGACTACTGATATTGTGTTTGTAGGAACATAAGGTAGCTCTATAAAGCTATCTACATAAGCTACAACTCTTAATGTTCTAGGAGTCATTGCAACTCCTGCATATTGCTCAAGTCTTGTTTGAGCTGTATTGATTAAAGATGTAATCAAAGTATCATCTTCGCTGTAATCTACTCTAAGGTAATTTTTAGCTTCCGCTAAAGTAACCACCGTTGCTGAAGGTGCTACTGTGGTTGTAATATCTCTTACTATTTGCATTATGCCATTGTTTTTACAAAAATAACTAAAATATAGCGGACATAAAAAAAGGAGGCAGTTTGCGGCTGCCCCCTTGTATTTTAGATTAATCTAAGATTAAGCTACGTTACCGAAATCACCATATACAAACGCACTGTTGTAGTAGATAGGGAATGCAATACGAGCTTCAACTCTCACAGTAATCAAGTTCTTTTGGAAGTTATCGCTATCCATTTCAGAGAACTGAACAGAAATACCTTGATTTTGCATGATTTGAGCACCCATTGACCAGTCACCTACTAAGAACTTATCAGCAGCGATTGCTGTAGATTGGAACACAGGGATACCAGCGATAGTAACAGTACCATCAGTAGTAACAACTGTAGAACCTGGAAGGCTATAAGCAGCGTTAGTATTCTTAGTATTCATGATAGCAGC